CGTTGGAGCGTAAATGGTCGTTCCAGTTGGCTCTAAGTTGTAACCTATTTCGTAATCCACAAACGTAGGCGTTGCCGAATAATTAAAACGAATTGGGTTTGTGAAGGTGGTTGAACCATATATTGTGTTTGTTCCTGTTGGTGATATTTTAATACCACCCGCTGTATTAGAGTGACAACATAACACCAAAGTTGAAGTTCCAACTGAACCCCCTGCAATAATAGCAGTATCATTATCCGCAACTATTCCATTATAATTCCCTGCATTTAAACACAAACCATACGAAATAGCCCTTACGGTTGCCATACTGTTTTTTACCGTAAACTGAAGTCCTGAGTCTCTTGCCGTTTGTCCGTTGGTTAGAACAGTCGCCGACGTTGCGTTGATATTACAGTTCGTTCCTGCTATGGTTGTAGTTCCCGTCATTGTAAGATTTAAATCTGTGCCTCTTACTGTTACCGTTGTGGCATTTATTCCAATTCCACAAGCCGTAGCACTTACCGTTGTTAGAACCAAACGTTTTCCAATTGAACCATATATTGTATTGTCATTTATTATACTCATAGAATTTGGATAACCTGAAGAGCTGACGTTAAGTAGAAATTTAACGCTTGAAGGGGTTGTTTCGCTATTTTTTATTGTAAAATTCTCAATATTAGTCGCTCCTGTTGCCGTGCCTATTACCTCTGTTTCCTGTGCGGTAGTAGAAACAAACCCCGATGCCCCCGATGATATAATACGAATACCTACACGGGTTGTGGAATTTGCTGTGAGAACTAATCCAGAATTATTCGCCACGTTCGTCGCAGAGGCAATAACGCTATCACCGAACCCGACTATAGGGTTAAAGGAAGATGTTGTGCTACACGGAACAAAATTTATTAATCCAGTGTTGTTACTGTTTCTAATAACCAAGCCAATATTTCCTGTTTGATTATTGAAGCCATTACTAAAATAGTTGCCGGTGCCGTTGAATTGATTATCGTTTGTAAAACTATTTGTAACTGTTGTTAGCCGAGCATATCCGCCTGCTACTTCGTCCGCATACAAAGCGTCTCCTATGTTCTTGGTGATAAACTGGTTTGCAGTCGCTGTTGTAAATGTGGTTGTGGTTGAGGGTAGATTTACGAACGTGGTTGTGGTTGGTGCACCAATAGCCAAAGTTCCTGTTGAAGTAACATTTACATTTGTTCCTATAATATTTGTTGTAGGGGCTGAAATCTGCAAAGCACTTGATGGGTTAATAAAAACATTAAATCCATTAATATTGTTAGTTGTTCCCGCCATAGTGTTTGTTGTAGTATTAATATCTGTACTTCCTCCTGATGTCGTTACCGTCCCTTGTATCGCTACATCTGTTGTAGAAATGCGTATATTACAAGCCGAAGTACTCGTAGTAGTTAAATTTAAAATTCCATTTGTATAAATAACGTCATCTCCAGCAACAACATTAGGGCTTGAAACTACTGAATTTAAGCGGAGTTTTATAAATGATGGTGTTGTCTCGCTATTTTGAATTTGTAAAGCATATGTGCTACTTGTGGTTGTCGTTGGGCTTATTACGTTACATTCTCCGCCAATATTCGTTGTTGTTGAGTTGAGATTTGTGGTTGTTCCGCCAAAAGTATTGTTGTTTGTAAAACTATTATCTATCGTTGTTAGTCTTGCGTATCCACCTGCTACTATTGTCGCGTATAAAGTGGACAACATAGACACTGGTGCTATCTGTGTTCCCGTTGGTGTGCCTGTTATTGTGCTCGTTGGTAGTATTGCATTAAATACATTTGTGGAAGCCCACGTATTGGTGACTCCTGTGGTTATTTGCCCGTAATATAAATTCGCTATTGTTCTATTAATTAATTCATTTACAGATGACGATGTTGTTAATATGCTCGTTGGTAAGAAACTATCAAATGAGTTGTTATTCGTAAAAGCATTCGCAACTGATGTTAAACGTGCATATCCACCTGTTACTATTGCCACATACAGATTATTCAACATTGCTACTGGTGCTATCTGCGTCGAAGTTGGTGTGCCTGTTAATGAGCTTGTTGGTAGTATTGCATTAAATACATTTGTGGAAGCCCACGTATTGGTAACTCCTGTGGTTATTTGCCCGTAATACAAATTTGCTATTGTTCTATTAATTAATTCATTTACAGATGACGATGTTGTTATTGTGCTCGTTGGTAAGAAACTATTAAATGAGTTGTTATTCGTAAAGGCATTCGCAACTGATGTTAAACGTGCATATCCACCTGTTACTATTGCCACATACAGATTATTCAACATTGCTACTGGTGCTATCTGGGTGGCTGTTGGTGTGCCTGTTATTGTGCTCGTTGGTAGTATTGCATTAAATAAATTTGTCGATAACCATGTGTTGGTAAATGCGGTTGTTAGTCTGCCGTAAATATTATCCAACATTGCTACTGGTGCTATCTGCGTCGAAGTTGGTGTGCCTGTTAATATGCTTGTGGGTACAGAGGTGTTAAAAGCATTTGTTCCAAGCCATACGTTGTTTGATGATAATAAACCACTACCAGTATATAATGCGTTTCCTATTCCTCGTGTTATAAACTGGTTGTCGTTTGTAGTTGTTGTTATAACACTCGTGGGTAGAGTAGAATTAAATGTCGCTGTTCCATCAAATGTTGCTGACGTATTTACTTCGAGCGTCTCACATGTAATATTATCTGCTGTTACACTTTCACCATTAAAAGAAATGATACCATTCATTGATTTATCTATCGTCTGTCCACCTGTTGTATATGACATTGTTATATATAGGATAGATAATAATATCATGGAACTTTGGTTGCTAAAGGTTGACTGCTTCAAAGGAGATTATCAAAGTGTAGGCTACACCAATTGTTGAATAAAGACTTGTTGCATCATTTCTTGTTAGAGTTACCATAAACTGGTTGTTCGTTGGCTTGGTTTTCAGATATACAGGTTGATTATCTGTATAAAATGCGCCCCACACTTGATTTGCCAATGTCTGTTGAAAAGGAGTTTTAGTAGGTGCTGTCGTGTCTTTGGTCAATGTGTAAGCATCAATGTTGGAATTAATAGGCACATTTTCTACCGCTGTTTGCGTTGGATAAGTATATGCGGTTGAAGTTGAAAAACAAGCGGTGTCTCTTGCGTTAACCCTGCCTAATAATTGATGGTTTTCTGTTCCTGTAAATCCCGCTCTGGGCACGTATGAATCAAACACTCCTAAATTCGCATACACAAATAAATCTCTTGATTGAGCCTGAACAAGATTTAAAGCTTGAGGCAAAGAACAAAAAGCAAAAGTCACTTTATACCCTCCTTTATGCTCTGGCGTCATGTCAAAGGCAAAGTTATATATAATCCTATTGTTTACTCCAGATACTTGTTGTCCATCTACACTATTCAGGCAAATACTAAATGACATCTATACATTAGCGGGAGAATAAATATCTGTCTTACTATACCGCTTCAAATGCTAATATCATAGCGTAATGTGCGGTTAATGTAGGATAAAGAACTCCATCGTGGGCTGTAATCCTTACTGTGAATTGGTTATTTCTTGGCTTACTCTGTAAAAAAGCTGGAGAGTTATCATGCATTCTCGCATCTATGGTTTGAACTGCCAAAAGATTAGTAGTACTGTAAGTTGCAATGTTAGTCGTTGTCGTGAGAGTATGCGCTACTGTTCCCGAGTTTATTGGGACGGGGGTTGTCCCTGTTGCGGTTGTTGCTGGTATAGATGTTTGTAAACCCATATGCGGTTCAGATGCTCTGATAATTCCCATTACGTGGTTCTGTCTCGTTGCTGTAAAAGAGGTGAAAGGCGAAAAATTATCCATAACGCCTAAATCTGGAATACGGATAACCCCAAAAATGGCTGAACCTGAAACATATGCTTGGGGCTCACTTGCAAAAGACATGTAAACCTTGTAACCTCCGTCGTGTGCTGGTGTGTTTGTGTAATCAAAGTTATATACAATTTCGTTCATATTCCCTGCAACCTGTGTCCCGTTTAATGAGTTACAATATATAGAAAAAGACATTATATAGTAACTTAACATTTTATTTTTTCCACTTTGTAAAGTGGAGCAAACCCTTAAATTTTGGTTTCACCTTTCTTAAAGGTGGATTCAAGCAAATTGCATAGCGGGTTTAGATGTTTGCTGGTTTACTTTCTCCAAAACATTAGATGCTTTACCTGCAACATCTGCACCCTTACCTGCTACCTTACCTGCTGTTCCTATCATTTTTGATGCACCAACCGCCAAACCATAGGCGGGTAAAAGTTCTGGTTGAGATGCCACAATACCCTCGACAATAGGGTTACTCAAAATCTTACCGCTCACAGCGCTGACTTTACCTAAAACATCACTGGCTTTGTTTAAAACGGTTGCCCCAGTCCCTGCTACCTTGTTTGCAACAGCCACTCCTCTGGATACTTTATTCGCTCCTTTTCGTGCAATTTTAGAAAGTCCCATTATACATTAAGGCAAAGATATTATTCTATCATGATTTCATCAAACCCTTTAAAAAGGCGTTGGGTGTCTGTATTAATAAACAAATATTCAAAAGGTTTATCGTAAACTAACTTGCTTATTGCTAAAACATCATCTTTGCGTTGTTCTATAAGTTCACTAAATACATCTTCTAATTCATGCTTTGCTACTCGAAACAAAAAGATATTGGAGAATAATTTTCTTATCTCTTTTGGAACGGATTTATATGTTTGAGAGAGAAAGAAACAACTCACGTGTAAATGTCTGCGATTCATTATCAGTTCTTTAAGTAGTTTCAGAATCTCGTTATCCTTGAGGTACGCGCCCATGTCGTCGAACAATATTGCGTTATTTTCTTTGGGGTCGCTCTCTTTGCATTTGGTCATTACCTCATTCAGATTTTCGTAATCAAGTTCTTCATAGAGTTGGTCTTTTGGTAGTGTATCAAATAATTTATCACTCATGGATTGACGTGACCGTGATGGCTGGAAAACATAGATATTGTGGAACACTTTTTTAAATAATTTTTTGGACTTAAAGAAACTGTAGAGGAGGCTGGTCTTACCGCTTTTAGGTTTTCCTATAAATAAATTTGTAGAGTGGCTATTCATAAAGCGTGTGAGCTCATACTCGTTTAATTTCTCCGCCAGAGGGACGTCACACAGAAATTCGCATTTTGGGAGAAATGGTTTTTCATTTACTTTGATGCTAATGTTGCTCATATAGTATATACTTTTAAAAAAAGTATTGCAAAAGTATATTATATATTTATGATTTTATTTGGCTAAACCCTTTTCAAAAGTTTATTGCTTGACCGTTGCGTTCTTACTGACAGTATCTACCTCAATCAAAGCGTCATACATGGCGATGACAGACACGTTATACGCCTGTGCGAGGGCAGTTCCAGTGTTGATGCGAAGACCAATAGGGGCGGACTGCGATGACAAACCCGTTAGCAAAGCGCCGTTTGTGGATAGTTTTTCAAGGTTAACACCCAAGTAGAATTTACCAGGGATACGAACAGTCGTTGCGTCGTTACCGTCAACTCCAAATTCACCAACAGAAATGGAGAAGTTGTTTGTTTCACTGCTGTGGATTCCTCCAATAGCCTGTTTTAATTCCATGACAGCTCCCGCTTTGCTGGTAACAGTTGAAATAGGACGAGGGGGGTATTGGATACCACCTACGCTGAAGGAGTAGTCTCCGTTACCACTGGTAATGTCGTAAGAGTCATACACTTTGTTAAGAGAGTTAGCGGACGTTCCACCAAAGTTGGCGAACAAAGATTTGATGCTGGAAAGACGGGTATTGTACAATAAATCTAAACTTCCTGATGAGCCCGATGCAAGTGTGTTGTTGGAGCAAGAGTAAGAGGCACTCTTCACGTAGATTTTATCACCCATAGAGCGAACCATAGCCTCGACACCCGCCCCGAAATCGATTTGGTCGTAAACAAGCTCCAGATTGGTAAGAGCAAAAGCCGTGGGAATTACTGTGCTAAACATGTTAGCTATGCTATCTACCGTCATCTGAATTCGAACACCACTCATCATGCACAAAGGCACAAGTTTCTCACTTTCACTCAAGACACACTTCAAAGGACAAGCCACAGAAACGGTTTCACTGGCAGTGCAGGTGCGTCCGTTGAGATTTGCTCCCAAAAGGGTGACGGCAGTGGTTACGGCGTAGTCACCAAGACCATAAGCAGAAGCAAGACCAGCTTTTTGCGAGGAGTTGTGTGTAAGTTGGACTAACATATTCTGAATTTGCCCGTAGTTCTGGATATTTTCAACAATACTTGACCCGAAGATAGTCTGCAAGTTGATAAAGGGTGTGTAGCAAGGCGTTCCACGGAGTTCAGCTCCCGCTGCCGATGTTTGGGTGATTCTGAAACGTAGATACAGGGTGTTGGGGTCAAGAAAGCCACGCTGGGGTAGGTCGAACTGTATAATCGAGTTCTCACCAAAAGAAGCTCCGTTACTGGGGGCGATGACGACGGTTGTATTAACAACGTTTTCCCCAAGGGAAGGTAGTGTGGGCACGTATTGGAGTTCACGAGGCAACATTATAGAATCTAAAGAGAAAATAAAATCAAGACGGAAGTTGTTTATTGTAACTCATTATGTCTAAACTATTCTCATCGTTGTTCAACAAATCTTGTTGCTGTTGATTTTCTTGAGTTACTAAATCTTGGGCGGGGTCATTAGGAACGACGTTCCCTGCGGGTGGGGGATTATTTTCTAAATCATTCTGAATTGTTGATAAAGTTGCTAAAATAGGTTTCAAATAATCCGTTGAATTTGATGGTAGGGGAATTCTTCTAAATATAGTTAGTTGCAAACTGATAGTCCAGTCTACATTGTTAAAATCCACGTAGAAGCCGTTTTCGTCTAAAATCTGAATATCAATAAGAGAAATGCTTTTACCCCGTAAAACTGAATAACTTGTTTGATTTGCATATAAAATCATGCCAAAAGGTGGAGCGGTTGATTGTATCACACCAATAAGATTACTTTCTCCCATATTGGTTGAGTCGCTATTGTAACTGGCTAATGCATTACTATTAATGCGAAGTTGCTGAATGCCTAAAAGATTTAATAAATAGGGTGCGGTAATAATATTTGCTACACTTGTGTAAGTGGTGTTTTCAAATCCTAAAATATCCATAGCAATTGAAGGTAAAAAAGAAAATGGAATCGAGGCTGTGAAGACTAATCTACCTGTTGATGAACTAATTGTTACGACCATACCAGTAATGCCTACTGCGATTAATCGTGTGCTTAACTCTGTTCGTAATGTGGAAGCACTATAGTTTCCAGGTGTAATTGTTACATTACCTAAACCTGTTGCTAAAACATTATTGAATTCATTAATCGTATAATAACTGACGGGGATTTGGGCGCTTGATATTCCAATTGTTGAATAAACAATACCAGCTTCATCTCGTAAGATGTTTTTGAAATTAAAGTTGACATGTGATTTAAGTGTGCCGTTTAAGTAGGTTGTTGCAGACTGTGAATATAAATTAATAATCCTAATATCCTCTTGTATGTAATCGTTATTCATATAGTATATACTTTTAAAAAAGTATTGCAAAAGTATATTCCTATGCATCATATACATCTGTAAAGGTGCTGGGCACTGGCTCTGGAACTGGCTCTGGAACTGGAGTCATGGCAATTTCTGGTTTTAAAGTAGCATCAATCATAGTTGCTATAGACTTCTCATATTGAAATTTCTCGTTAGCCTTTAATCGTTCGATTATTTGCAAATAAATATCTTTGTCTTTTTGTTCTAAATCTGGTCTCTTAGAGAGAAAGATGATAAATGTTAAAGGGTTTTCCAATGTGAGACTTGCATGTATTGATTGAATATCTTTTAGCGTTATGTGTTTCACGGGATTTTGTTCACTCAACACGGGTATCGAATTCAGAATATCCATTTATATATATGAGTGGATATTAAAAAATTTGGTTAAGTAATTCATTATGAACATCGTGGGCAGTAAGTGGGTTAGACCTGCTAAACTTGTTCACAAAATATACAATCGAATAACGGTCACCAATAATTGGTTTGTTATAATGTTCCTCTAAACTACCATTAAAGATTAATGTTTTATTCTTGGTTTGATAAGAAACTCCATTTATGACTAATTCGCCACCAGTAAAGTCTCCAAATGATAACGTCAGTGATTCACCAATATTATTTTTATCCACATGCGGTTTCGTTTGATAGTTGTGATTTAGTTGTATAGATGTGAATGGAATCATTTTAGGTACAATTTTATCGCCTAAAAGAACCAGCAAATGGAATAATTCAGGATTTTGTGTATTACTTGCAAAAAAAGCGTCAGGTCTGCCTCTTCGACAACCATATCCATAGCATTCAGTTCGACCAAACCCAGAGTTTTTTCTTGTTGCTGTCCTTTTTACCTGTTTGTGTTTTAAAACGGGTAATAAAATATCATGTATCCACTCAATTACTTCGTCAGTAAGATTGCTAACAATAGACATATACTATTGCGGTATATAAAAAATCCTCCCTTAAATAAATGTCAATGTTTGCGCTGGTTGTGACACTGGCTCTTGTTTGGGTGGCGCTGATTTTTTTGGGTACTTCTTCATTATTTTCTTAACTACCTCCATGGGTATATCATCTTCTTCACTGACAGCATCTAAATCTGCATCTGCTAATATTTGTTTCTTTTTGATACTTAAAGCCTTCTTCACTATCTTCTCCTCTTTCTGCTGTTTATATTCAGTATCAGCTTTCACTCTCACGTCTTTGCGTTCCGCTCTCTTCTCGTCACGAATTTTACGGGCTTTCTCAAAAGATTCAATCTGCTTCTGCGTTCGTGGCTTCTTACTCTTCTGTATTTGTTCAGGCAACGATTCCGTGTCTGTTTTTGCTTCTACTTCTCCTAAATCTTCAGTGGACATTTATAGAATAGATAGAGAAAAGAAAATGGGTGGTGTCGATTATAGAAGGGATAGAAGGATTTATAATATAAGTCTTGTAAATTTATAATATAAGTATTATAATTACCCAAATTTAAGGGATTAAGTTGCAATAATGAAAGTGCGAAAAATTGAAGAATGTTTTGAAAGTTTTTAGCCCCCCCCAAAATGCCAAGTGCCAAATGCCGGAAGTTGGCAGATGAAAAAGTCTCCTATGCGAAAAGTTACTCAAACATTCTTCAATTTTTCGCAGATTTCGCAAAGTATAGAAGCCAACCCTCGCCCCCTTTATAATAAAAACAGCATAAATCGCCCACCCAACTACTCTTCTTCCTCTATATCGTCCTCTCTTGGTTTTAATCGCCAGTTTTTCATTCTGAATGCATGTTTGTGAATGTCCATGTATATACTCGATTTGTAAAAACTGTTTTTCTTGAAGAATTCCTCCACGACATCTGCCTTGTATTCCTTCTGCTTGGGTTTTGGTAATTCAAAGAAATCTGGGGATTTACGTAGCAGAATCACAGCCTTTGATAACGTCCAATCTTCGTCCTCCAACGTACCCTTCCAGTTTTCATATCTACCCGCATTCTCCTCTTGACGCTTCTCAAAGAGCCCCTTGAATATGTTGTGCAAGTCATACGAATTTTGTAAATAAGCAAGAGAACGCTGTTTCACACTGTCGGGTTTAAAGAAGTCCACATTATAATTCTGTGCTTTCACCATCAGGAGGTTTTGGAGCAAGATATTCAACATGGCATTTCTAATGGGAATAGAGGATTTCAATGTTTCCTTTAATCCAGCGTCCAAAGGATAGATGTGGTTGGTTTCACCCGTGGTTTCGTCCCACCTGTCTGCTTCGCCCGTGAATAAACTTTCAAACAATATATCATTAATGCGTTCAGCGTCAGCGTCTTTTGGTGCTTCGCTAAAAGGAGGTTTCTCATTACACTCCATTACATTTGTGCCACACAACTTCACTTGCGTCTTGGAACTGTAAAGCATACGAGCTGAAGTGTTACCACCACCAGTCAAATCCTTTATTATTGAATTGTGCAAAGGTGCGTCTTTCTGCGGTTCTTTGCTTACGATGTAACGTTTCTTATCCAACTTGGCAATTTCAGGATTTGCAGAGGCAGACGACTTGTTCTTTTGATTTTCGCTGAAAATGGTAGGAGATACACTCACGAAATAACTGCCAAACACCTTTTCAAGGAACTCGTTTGTCAGACCTTTACCGTTTCTACCCGCACCGTTAAACACAAAGAACTTTTCAATCGCTCTGCCAGAAAGACCCGTAGAAATAATCTTGAAGAAATAATTGCGGAGTTCTTCGTCAGGAAAGATTTTTCTGTAGCATTCCATTATCACCTTAAAGGCGGAAGCGGATTCTTCGGTTAAATCTTCTTCCGCCACTTGACGGCAGTTGTTTTCCTTGTCAATTACCTTGAAGCCAGTTTGGAGAGGCGTGAAATCGTATCCACAAGAATAAGTGATGAAATCGTCAAAGCGATAAGGACGGAAACACTCCTCCGCAATATCCAAGACGCCATTCTCGCAACCAAACAGGTCTTCCTTTGCATCAAACTCCAAGGTATAATTCGCCATCAGGGTTTTCGCAACAGAAACACACGCAATCATTCCGCTTGATGTTTTGAGAGTGAATATACGAGCCTCCATACGCGCTTTTGTGTCCTTCCAAAGTTTATAATTATTATCAGGCAGTTCACCTGCTTCAAACACTTTATGCTGATATTCTTCGTCCCACTTTTCCATTACAGCCCTCCAATAATCAGGAACATTATACATGATAGCCTTCTTCAGAGGAGCATCGCTTTTCTCCCAACGAGTATCATTCCACCCATACCATTCGCCCTTACTGCCGTCGTTTTTATCAACAGAGAATATATAATGGTCTTTCTTTATCAACATTAACGTTTCAATAACACCGCAATCTGCATTATCAAGTGCGGAAGTAATCAAGTCCATGTCAGCAAATAATTCTTCATTTGGTTTGTCGTCTTCTTGAACTTGGTCTATCCATTCTGACAAGTCGTAAGTGTCTTCGTATGGTTTGGAAGTCCATTCTAAACGAAATCCAGTCAGTTCAAACGTTTTTTCATTCAAAAGTTCCAAAACGGCTTCTAACCCGCCTTCATACATGTCCACATTTGTTTTTAATATTTTTAGTCCGTCGTATTCGTAAGCACCAGTAGGAGTAGTTGTTCCAGCAAGTTTCATTAAATCGGTTTGATTAATTAAATGACACAAGACCGCCTCAACAATTCTGCTTTCGTATTCCTGATTGTATAAAGCAAAGAACGAACCAAGCACTTTATTTTCTTTTGCCTCACCCTTGTCCTCCTTCTTCTTCCTTGCGGTTTCATAAAGGGCGGGGTTCTCCTTCTTTGCTATGTTAGCAATATCTTTGAGTTCCCTTTCAAAAAGCGTAATGAACTCCAAGGGTGGTTTATTCGTAATTTTGTTTTCTATGCACCAACCCACAAACGAACCAAAGAAGCAGAGACGAATAAACAAGCCCTTTGCTACATCTCTGCTTACTTCGTAATGCTCTTGGACTTGAAGAAGAAGGTTCACTCGATTAGAACAATACTTTTTGATAATAGGACAGGGAATGTTATTGCTTTCACATAAGTTTCTGATGATTTCGGGTTGGGCGTTTTTGAGGTCACAATCGTAATATATGCCGTCAATCAAGGAGTTGCGAATCACTTTGCGGATACACGACAATCCAAGTGATTTGAAAGGGAAGGAACGACCCCACTGGTGCTTTGGCTTTCCATATTTCACACTTACACCTCCAAGATTTGTATTGTAATTTTTTAAGTATTTGCTAATCATATCTTTTTCATTCATATACTGCTCCATTATCAGTTTCTTGTGAAAATCCCAGCTGTAATCTTCACCCCAAGATAAGAGTAACAGATTGCTTTTGAGAAGCGCCTTGATATTATCCAAAGGCATGTATTCAATCATTACCATTCCGTCCAGAACGGAACGGCGTTTTGCAAGGGTGAGCGGAAGTTGTTGGGTAGTCATTTATATTATATATATTATAAAGATAATTTCTTTATATCGTTTTTAATATAAAATTAATTCTCTAAAGTTATTCAATTTTTCGGTCTATTAAGGGATTTGGGGGGTTTCATGTCTTTTGGGAATTGGCTGGAAAAAAGCAATCAATTTTTTATTATTTTCTGAAAATGGGGAAAATAATAAATATTCCTAAACTTCTTGGAATTTTTGTAGGATTTCTTTGAGAATTTCTGGGTTGGCTTTTTTTAGCTCTTCCAGCCCTTTTGATATTTTTGATACGAGAGGTAACAAAGCCTTGTATTTGTGCATGTCCTCGTCGCTGATACCATTCTTGTATTTATAATAATAGGCACGTTGGGTTGCCTTCATCGTCTCACCATTTTTCACGTAA